AGCATTATCCGTTTAGTTGCTTGCCTTTGATGTGAGAACCATGTACACGAACAGCAATGTGTCCGTTGTAATAATCATCGGATTCTAAAACCCTACGATTAAATTGTTCTCTTGCCTCTATGTAAGAGCATTCAGCCTTTGATGTGCAGTAGTAAAGTATTTCTCTGTGGAAATTTTCTGCGCCTAGTGTTTCTATATCTTTTGTTAAATGATCGCTTGAGCCATAGTATTCACGCCAGTCAGAATCAATTTTAGAACGAATCTTCTTTTTCTTCTTGTTGCCGTTTTTGAGTTTTACTGTTTTATATGTGGTTTTACTAAACTTTGCTAGTTTTTTGCCTATATATTTGCGACCAGTGATGTTATTAGTGATGCAGTAGACGAAACCTATACATTCTTCGGGTAGTGTTTCGACTAAAGTTTCTTGATAATACCATGACATGCACTTAGTTAGTGCCGCTTGCCTTCTTTGCCTCTTCTTTTTGGCGAGCCCTATCTAACTTGCGCTGTCTGCGTTCGTTAGGGTTTGTTGGTGCTATGCCTTTTCTTTTGCTTCCGTGGATTTCTAATTTCTTTTGAAAGATTTCGTCGCGCCTAGTTTTTACTAATTTGCCTATTTCAGTCAACGCATTACGAGCACTAATCGAACTTTCGTTATATCCGTAAGTTTCAAAGCGCTCGTTGTATTTGCTATACTCTAAAAACGCCAAGATTAACTTGGCGTGAGTATTGTCGTCGTCGAATCGTTCAGTCATGAATCTCGATGTCGTTGCTATAACTTGTAAAGCCATTTTCTTTAATAACTTTCAGCACGTTATTAACGCGACCAATAAGTTCATCTCTATGACTAATCAAGTAAATGTTCTTGCTACGTTCTCTGCCCATCTTTTTAAGGATGCTTAAACTACCTTCAACACCGGCGGCATCCATACCGCTATCAATGAGTTCGTCGATGAACAGCAAGTTAATATTTTGATACAAACTTTCCCACACATCTCTAAAACTCCAAGACAAGCCAAGAATCAAACGATTACGCTCACCGCGACTCAAGTTGTCAAAGTCTAAGTCTTGACCTAATTGTGTAATTTCAACAGTTAAGTCGTTCTGGAACACTACACTATGCGGCAGTCCAACTTTGTCAAGGTAGTATGTTAAGCGGTTATTCAAGTATGCTAAGTTCTGGTCAATAATCTTTTTACGAATAAACGAATCTTTGTTAGTTAATAGTTTCAACAAAAACTCTTGATGATCCTTAACAGTGGTCAAACTGTTAACAGTGTCCCAAGAAATTTCTTGTAATGCTGTCTTTTCTAATTCTTCAATTTGTTCGTGGTACGTATCTACTTCATTATTTTTATTAACTAATTGTGTACCTAAACTTTCTAAGTTACTTCTATGATTATACGCTTCATCTAGTGTGTCGTAAAATGTTTTTGGACGACCGTTTATATCACCAATAAGATCTAAGTCGCCGATAACGTGTTCTAAGTCTGCGGCAACTTTGGACATGTACGCATCTGCTTCAGAAAGATTCTTCTCTGCAGACTTTTTCATGTCCTCATGCTTGTGATCGTGCAATGCTTGTTCACATGCAGGGCATTTGTTGTCAGCCAACTGCAACAATTCACGTTCATACTTCTTAACAGTTTTATCTGCCTGCATTAGAGCAGTTTCTAATGTAGCCTTTTCTTTGTTTAGACTCTTAATCTTAGCGGCATGCTCGTCGTACTCTTTAACTAAGGCATGTTGATTGATTTCTGTATCAATATCTACGCCTGCAAGTTCATCGATAGCACGTTGAATCTTGGTAATGTCAGCATCTCTATTCTTCTGCCAAACACTTTGTTTAAGTTTAAGACTGTTAATACTTTCTTGAATGCGGTCGTTACTTTTCTTAACGGCTTCAATGCGAGCGTTTTCTTGTACAATCTCATCTTTAGTGATGCGTACTTGTTCTTTAAGCAGTTCTGCTTTTTCACTTAGTAATGTAATGCCTAACAACTGTTCGATAATAGCACGTTGTTCAGCCGCCTTCATTGATAAGAACGGTTCGGTATAAGTGTTCAACGCAACAATATGCTTGAACATGTCATGACTCATACCCAGCAGTTCGTCAATATCTTTTTGTGTTTCTCTGCTGTCGCCTTGGCCTTCGTCTTCTACATCTTGATCTTCTACAATTTGATCATCAATGTAAAACTTCAATACATTAGGTTTACGACCGCGTTCAATGCGATATAGGCGTCCATCTTTTTCAAATTCAACAGTTACTAGCATATTCTTGCTGTTGATTTTGTTAATCAAGTTATCTTTCTTAATATTAGTCAGCGCAGTGCCAAACAGTGCATAACTTAATGCGTTGACAATGGTTGTTTTACCTGTACCGTTACGACTTCCGCTATCATCCCCGCCTTGGTCTAAGTTCTCGCCTAGTACTAACGTTAGTTGTTCCTTGCAAAAGTTAACGGCTTGTGTAGCATTGCCTACACTCATAAAGTTTTTTACGGTTAAATCTTTTATATTGATCATCTGTTCTTATAGGTTGTTATAAATGGCAAGTAGTACTTTGGGATCGTATGTGTCGCTTTGTATGTTAGCAATCTGGCTAGACACAATTTGATCTACGCTTTCAAAATGTTCAACATCGATGTCTGTGTTGATCTCAACATCCTTCTTTTCAGGAATCAATGTAAGTTCTCTTACATCGGCCTGAGATATAAATGTTTCTTTAATGAAACTTGCTTCTTCAAAACTTAATGGTAAGTCGATACTAACTCGCAAATATGATTTGCTTTTGATTAATTCTTCACTGTTGTCAATCAGTTCGCTTAACTTGATAGTTTTAAATTTAGGAGCATCGGGCCAGATTTTATATTCAGGCTTTCCACCGTGTTCAAGAATCATCATGCCTCGGTCATCGTCCCATGCATCTGCATAGTTGTGCGGAAACGCATTGCCAATATAAACAATATTTTGTTTTGCTTGGCGCTTGTGGAAGTGTCCTGAAAACACATAGTCAGGATTTTTAAAGTGACTGGCTTGCAGTTCACCGTGGTCTGGCATAGTAACCATAGCATTCATCTGAAACAATGGCAACTCAAAGTGTCCAAAGATGTAGCGACTTTTTAGTTTCTCCATCTTCTTCCACTCGTCCCCTACTAGCCACGGTACCATAGTAGTGTCACCGATTGTTGTAATCTCATTAACAATAGTAACACCGGGAATGTGTCGTCCCCAATCTACTGAGTGAATATCACGCTTGTCTTTGTAGTACAAGTCGTGGTTGCCAGGAAAGAAGTAAAAGTTCTCAAAGGCAGCACCTAGTTTCTCTAGGCAACGAATACTAGTAACCATAGTTACCATATTCAGTGTGTTACGATTGTGATGCCAGTCACCTAGGAAGATACCTGTTTCGCAACCTTCTTTCTTTGCCTCAGCAATAAACCAATCTACAAATTCCTCGCAGTCTTGATTATGTGTAGCCGAGTTTGATTTTAATCCAAAGTGGATATCTGTAAAGCAAGCAATTTTTTTAAACATAAGTTCCTATAATAACACACTGAATGGTAAAGGTCAATCCTCTGTTGGAGTCTCGATAGCCGGATCTATTTCTACACCGGCTTCTGCTTCTCGCTTCATAGCATGAGCATACTCTGCGTTAACAATACGAGTATTACTTGGGTTCATACCATTCATTTCGAGGATGTCGTCTCTAATGTTTTGCATTTTCTTTTCGATATTGATGACACGGACAAACGAGTTTGTAACCGCGGCGGTAAAATACGCGAAAGGATTATCACTTTTTGATTCATCGAATTGTAGTCCAATTTGTGTAAGTTGAAGGATAGCCTGCCCCTTCATTTCATCGTTATAAGTGTAACCTCTAACGTTGCCTCTGGTAGCATAGCGCTCGCAGAGTTTGATGTACATGCGGGCTAGTGTGTTGGTAATTTGCCCGTGTTCCTTAGAAAACTTGCCTTTATTAACATCGCCTTTCCAATGGCTTTTGCCCACACAGATAAGTTCGTCATTGTCATCGAACTTCCAATGTTGGAACGCAGGGAAATTTACCTTGGCTCTGGAATCAGCCGCAGTTTTGATAGATTTCTTACGACCTGGTTCTTCGGGGATATGATCATAAGTCATAATCCTAAAAACTAGATCCTGCTTTTCAATCTTTTTGTAGTCTACTTCAAATTCTGCTAATTTTACCTTGGTGTCTAGGGCTTTGGCCGCTTCAAATGCTTGTTGTCCTAAGCGTTTTGCCCTTGCACGTTTGGCATCAGCAACGGTTCTAATGTTGATCTTATCGATGTTAGGTAAGATCAAATCGTATTGATGATACTCTGGTTTTGTGTAACTGCTAAAAGTATTCTTGCTTTTATGTATTTCGGCTAAGAGATCTTTGTTGTTTAGGTAGTTTACTTTTTTCATTATTGTTATGATACTCCTCTGTACTATAATAAACTCTGCACTTAATAAAGTCAATAAATATGTGTAACGGAGATTACCAATATGCCATTCGGATTAAATGATTTTGTCAGCGGTGCAGAATCGCTTGGAACAAAAATAGGCGGAAACGTAGGAGGTTTAATTAGCAAAGGTGCTGGCTTCCTTAAATCTAAACTGCCTAAAGGTGCAGAAA